AGAAAATCAGAAACTTCAAGGATGCAAAGGGTAACCAAAACTTTACGGCATTCAAGGGAATCGACACGATTGAAGGCCAACAGCAATTGTTTACTGGTGAAGGCATCAACGACACTGCTGGAGAACTCAGAAAAGCATTCGTGAACCGGATGTATCTGAAGGACAATCAAAAGGCCATTAACTTCAACGAAGAAGATTTGGTCAATGCTTTGACAGATGAGGCATTGAGAGGGCTGCCAAGAGGTTATACGGGTAACACCATAATCAAGGCCAATCCCGAAGGGATACTCACGCCATCTGATCACAAATCCTACAGCACGAACTTCCCCGGCACTTATGCTGGCTCACTGGAAGGCGGCTTACTCGGGAATGTTCCCGTAGAGATGCTGTTGCCTAAGTCCTATGGTCGGATTGAGCAAGAATTTGCGGGTAAGGCCGGAGATATGCGGAGCAATGTCATTGGCGCACTAGAAAAGCGCGGCGGTGGAATCTCAGACCTTGTTGACCAAGAAATGATCGACAACTACTACAAATTCCTAGAACGAGAAAAATTAGGACTCTTGGATTGACTCGAGTGTCAACAAATGCGTGTGAAGCAACATGATGGCATCTTGCACCAAACAAGCCAATTCGTCTGATGGCAAAGCCTTAGCCTCATCATCAAAGACAGCATCGATGTTTAATTTGTCAGTTTGAATGATTGTAATTTTCATAAGTACCTCTGAGAGCATGGTAACAAAATGAATGTTAGTGAACAATCACAAAAGCTATGTTAGACTAAAAAGCAACGGTCAACACCAACAAGCCATAAGGAATTGGTAATGCAAAAGAAAACAATGCTAACTATAGTAGCCAAAGATAGCAAGGGTGCTATATGAGTGGCGTAAGACACGGCGGCAGGGGCATAGGAACGCCCAACAAGGCCACATCGGAGGCAAGACAAGCCATAGCTACCTTTGTAGATGGAAACGCATGGCGGCTCTCTATTTGGCTCGACAAGGTAGCAGAGGGAGACCCCGAGCATGACATAAAGCCAAACCCCGCAAAGGCGTTTGAGTTATTCCAATCAGTAGTGGAGTATCACATTCCAAAGCTGGCAAGGACAGAACACGCCGGAGACGCGAACAATCCCATTGAAATGAAGGTCACATGGGCGCAACCGAACAATCCATCGTAATCCCGTATAGCCCGAGAAAAGAGCAATTGCAGATTCACACTCTGCTAGACGCTAAACGGTTCGGGGTAGTGGTGGCTCATCGAAGGATGGGAAAGACGGTTAGCGCGATCAACCATCTGATTAAGGATGCGGTGAGCAACCAAAAGGAAGCACCGCGCTACGCTTACATTGCCCCAACATACGGGCAAGCAAAGCGGGTGGCATGGGACTACCTCACGAAGTACGCAAGACCTCTCGGGGGAACTGAGAACATTTCAGAACTGCGGGTGGACTTTTGGAACCGTAGGATTCAGCTATATGGCTCAGATAACCCCGACTCACTGCGCGGACAGTACTTTGATGGGGTGATTCTTGACGAGATTGGCGACCAAAACCCAAAGATTTGGACAGACATTATTCGCCCTGCATTGGCTGACAGATTAGGGTGGTGCTTGTTTATCGGCACTCCGAAGGGCCACAATCACTTCAAAGACCTCAGAGATCGGGCAGAAACTGAGGACGGGTGGGGACTATTAGAGTTCAAAGCCTCACAAACAGAGGTCTTGACCGTCACAGAACTAAAGGCGGCTCGGATTGAAATGGGGGACGATAAGTATCTCCAAGAGTTTGAATGCTCATTTACCGCAGCGGTGGAGGGGTCGTACTACGGGCAGTTGCTCAACGATTTGGACGAAAAGAACCACATTCAAGAGATTCCCCGCGATGACCTTTGCAAGACAGTGTGTGCATGGGACTTAGGAATGGGCGACTCAACGGTGATTTGGGTGGCTCAAGTGGTCGGCTCAGAAATCCGATTGATGGACTTTTACGAGAATAACGGGGTGGGACTTGACAGCTATGTTAATTGGTTAAGGCATAATGGATGGGACAAAGCCGAGCAAATCCTCCCACATGATGTACAAGTGCGGGAACTCGGGACGGGGAAAAGCCGACTAGAGGTTTTAACCGATGCTGGATTAAACATTCGGGTTGCCCCACGCATGGGGGTCGATGATGGCATCCAAGCGGTGCGAAGGCTGCTCCCACGATGCTGGTTCAATGTGCCAAAGGTCAAACAAGGACTAGACGCACTCAGAAACTACCGAAGGGATTATGATGAAAAGCGGAAAATCTTTTACGACCGACCACTTCATGATTGGAGTAGCCATTCTGCTGATGCTTTCCGCTATCTTGCAATCGGTCTAAACGAAACAACCGGCTGGTCAAAGATGCCCACTCAAAATGTGAAATGGATTGTGTGATGGACGAAAACAAACTCAAATCAATCATCGATGCTGAGATTTCTAACAGTCTCGGCTATTTGGAGACTGAGACCACTGAACAGCGCAGAGAAGCACTGCAAAGCTACCTCCGGCAACCATACGGCAATGAGGTTGAAGGCAAGTCTCAGATTGTCACGGGTGAGGTTGCAGAGGCGGTAGACGGTTCTCTCCCATCATTGGTGCGTATCTTCTCAGCAAGCGATGAAGTGGTGAGGTTTGAACCCCGTGGCCCAAATGATGAGGCCGGAGCAAAGCAAGCCACTGAGTATGTCAATTGGGTATTCAACCGTGACAACGAAGGCGTGATTATTCTTCACGATTGGTTCAAGGATGCGCTTCTCCAAAAGGTTGGAGTGGTCAAAGCCTATTGGGAAGACAAAGAAGATGTAATCAAAGAAAAGTATCGTGATCTAACTGATGACGAACTCGCCATGCTGATGAGTGATGGCACGATGGAGATCGTTGAACAAGACTCGCAAGAATTCGATCAGATGACCCCAATGGGGCCGATGAAGATCAAGATTCATGCGGTGACGGTCTCTAAGAAACAAAAGACGGGTCGAGTGGTGGTGGAGAATGTCCCACCCGAAGAATTCCTAATCTCTAAGAAGGCTCGCAAGATTGAGGGTGCGCCTTTCATTGCACACCGTAAGCTGATGACTCGTAGCGACTTGATCGCAATGGGCTTTGATGCTGACATTGTGGACGGTATCCCCTCAAGTGATTCACTGACATACACGCCGGAACGACTCGTTAGGTTCTCCAATGGTGAGCAACCGGATGACTCTACAAGCATGGATGACTCGATGCAGAGTGTTGAAGTGTTCGAGTGCTACCTACGGGCCGACATGGACGGGGACGGTATCGCTGAACTGCGGCAAGTGTTCTATGCTGGAAACGAGATTCTGTCAGACGAAGAATGCGACTATGTGCCATTCCACTCAATCTGTCCGATTCCCATTCCGCACAAGTTTTTCGGTCAATCATTGGCAGACCGCACGACAGACATTCAGTTACAAAAGACCACTATCACCCGTCAGATTTTGGATAACCTCTATCTGACAAACAATGCTCGGGTGACTGCGGTAGATGGGCAAGTGAACTTAGATGATTTGCTGACTGCCACTGCTGGCGGTGTGGTGCGGATTAAATCTCAAGGCGCAGTGCAGCCATTGAATGTGCCCCCCGTTGCGGGACAAGCCTTTCCCATGTTGCAATATCTCGACTCTGTGGCCCAAAAGCGCACCGGAGTGACTGACGCATCACAAGGGCTAGACCCCGCAATCTTGCAGAATGTGACTGCTGCGGCTGTGGCATCGATGCAAGCTGCTGGCGCGGGTAAGGTTGAATTGATAGCGCGAATCTTTGCGGAGACGGGCGTTAAATCGCTTTTCAAAGGGATTCTGCATCTGCTCTGCAAGTATCAAGACAAACCCCGCATTGTGCGGATGCGCGGCTCGTATGTGGCATTTGACCCGCGTGAGTGGTCGAATCAGTACGATGTGGATATTAATGTGGGTCTCGGTGCTGGCAACCGTCAAGAACAGATGGCGATGCTTCAAATGGTCTTGCAAAAACAAGAACAAGTATTGGGACAGATGGGGCCAGCTAACCCATTGGTGAGCATGGGGCAGTATCGCAACACTCTCGGTCGGATGGTGGAAGCTGCCGGATTCAAGGACAGTGCAGAGTTCTATAAAGCCATTCCTCCGGATCTCGACCAACAATTGAGCAACCCGCAACCGCAACAACCGCAAATATCGCCGGAAGCACAAGCGGCAATGGCAAAGGCTCAAGCGGATATTGAAATAGCAAGGGAAAAGGCTGCTGCTGATATTCAATTGGCAAGGGAGAAAGCTGCGGCTGATATTCAGTTACAGCGCGACAAGTTCCAATCTGAGATGATGTTTAGAAAGCAAGAGTTTGAAGCAGAGGCCCAATTGAAAGCAATGAAGGTAGGTGCAGGGATTACCTCAAACATTGAGATTCCGGGGTAAAGAATGGTTGATTCAAACATCATCTATAGCCCAAAGTTTGGGCAGTTGGACTTTACAAACGATGTATGGGCAAGAGCTTACCGAACCGGTGATGCTTCATCACGCAATCAAACATTTGCCATTGGGCTTAACTTTGGTGGGACTGAGTACGCATTCATTCCGGAAGACCGTATTCAAAAGGGATGGTATGCCGATGGACGGTATACATATTCTCCGGCTTTTCTAAATGAAGATACGATTAAAACGCTCGGAACAAATGCAGAATACATTGATTTGTCTAAGGCCAAAGTCCCAAGCGGATGGGCGGGTGGTGACTCTCTTATTAAATCAGAGGACATAAAAACCTATGGCGACTATCTTTCCAAAAGCACAGTAGGCGCATCGGCAAAAGGATTTTTAGTCCCTGCTGACCAATTGGGAAACTATTTCCCAAATACAGCAACACTTGACCCTAAATTTGGTGCGATTAAGGGATTGGCAAGAGACCCCGACACGGGTGAATTAGGTTATGCGGCAACGGGTGGCGGCAACATTCAAGCCCCAATTGCAAAAACTACTCGTGTAAGTTACTACGAAAAACCATCGGGATTTTTGGCTGATTTAGGTCGGTCAATTCAATCAATAGACCCAATTGGATTATTTGCGCTGAATTTGCTTGTTCCGGGACTTGGAACCGGAATCGGAGTAGGCCGAGCAATTGGTGTTGGCGACCTTGAAGGCGCAGCCAAAGCATTGGTCATTGGTGAGATTATTGGACAAAGTGGCGTTGCTCAAAATGTTGCTGGTGCAACGGGTTCGGCTGCATTGGGTACTGCTGCGGCTGGAACTGCTGGCGGCTTGCTTGCTGGTCAAAACATAGGTCAAGCCATAACTACCGGCGCGACACAAGGCGCAATAAGTGGTGCGGCTGGAACCATTGCAGATCAACAAGCCGCTGATTACATTCAAAATCTTCCTACCCCGGACTACTTAAATGCTGGCCCTGCACCGACAAGCTCAGATGTGATGGCGGCGTTTCCGGAGACCAATCCGGAAAACTTTGTTGGCCCACCGACAGATATTGACACAACGCTTCTTGATCTAACAACACCATCAAACTTTGTTGGCCCACCCGTATCTATTGATACAACACAGATAGACCTATCAAAAGCCCCACCGACCACACAGACATATACCTATGAGGATGGAAGTACCCTAACGGTTGATAAAAGTGGTGGCGTAGTTGGTTATACAGATGCAACCGAAACCCCATATAAGGGGCCGGTAGAAACACCGTCAAGCCCACTCACTAAATCGCAGATTGAGGGCATGATTAAACTCGGTCTAACTGTTGCTGGTGCAAGTCAAGCAAGCAAGGCAGTGCAAGATGCAATTTCTAGCGGGGATGACACAACGCAAGGCGGTTTCCCATTCACACCGTCAGACATATCCGGATGGGCAAGCCCCACCTACACACAGACCTTTCAAGGCCCGATAGACCTAAACTCATTGTTTACCACCGACAATCTGTTAGGTGGCACTCAATGGGCTGGACTGCAAGGCAACCAATTCGCCAATATCCCGCAAGTGTCAATGTCGGACTTCATATCGAGTATCCAAAATGGAAAAGTTTGAACTTGCCAAGAATCTGCTGTCCGATGAATTCTTCTTAGAAGAAATGGAAGCACTGCGCCAATCTGAATTGCTTAATATAGTTAACTCTGCGCCGGATGATATTGAAGCGCGAGAACTTGCATATTTAAAAATTCATGCTTTACAATCAATTAAAGGCCACTTTGAATCAATTGCATCTACGGGGCTAATTGTGAAGAAGCGGTGGAAGATTTTGTAATCGTTGATTACACCGTGGCACTCGGTAAGTGCTGACAAAATGGGTTAGAAATGAGTGATAACACGGCTCCGCAAGGAAGTGAATCGCTGAATGTGGAACAAGCTGCATCCGCATTTTTTGGATTAATGGATTCTGAACCGAACGCCGAAGGCCAAGTCGAACAGAATGCAGATTCAGAGAATGATGATGGCGTTGATTCCGAGTTGGTGGATTCTGAAGAAGGTGAGAAAGAGCAAGCAAGCACTTTTCGCGTGAAAGCAGCGGGAGAAGAACGCGATGTAACTCTCGATCAACTTATTGAGGGCTATCAACTGGGGGCCGACTACACAAAGAAGACCCAAACGCTTAGTGAACAACGCCGCGCTGTGGAAGCAGAACGGTCGAAAATTGACGAAGCAAACAAGGTAAGAGATCAGTACGCTCAACGCTTGCAGATGATGGAACAATTCCTAAGTCAGCAAACGAAGGGTGAGAACTTGGATGCTCTAAAGGAAAGTGACCCCATCGGGTATGCAGTCAAGGTAGCAGAACAGCAGCAACGCAAGGAACAACTTGCGGTTTTGAAGGCAGAACAGCAACGCATTGCCCAACAGCAACAAGCGGAACATTCTGAGAAACTTCAAAGCCACATTGCTCAAGAAAGCCAAAAACTTTCTAGTTCTATACCGGGCTACGCAGACCCAAAGACCGGCGACCAAATCCGCAAGGATATTCGGGACTACGCCAAGTCGATAGGGTGGACAGACCAAGAGTTAGCCAATGTCTATGATTCTCGTGCTGTACTGAGTTTATTTCATGGCATGAAGTATTCTGCTTTGCAAAAGGGAAAGCCGGAGTTATCCAAAAGGGTAACCGAAGCACCCCGAATGATGAAAAGCGGTGTATCTCAACCGAGAGACAATCAAGAACAGCACAAAAAAGCAGTAGCGCATTTGAAGAAGACCGGCAAAGTCCGAGACGCTGCAAGTGCGTTTGAACGGTTCGTTTAATTCAAGGATTCAATCATGGCAACCTACCAAACCTATACCTCCATTGGTCAACGGGAAGATCTTTCCGATGTTATCTACTCGATCTCACCAACGGAAACTCCATTTATGTCATCCATTGGTAAGGGCAAAGCAACCGCTACCAATCACGAATGGCAAACGGATTCACTTGCCAGCGCAGTTTTAACGAACTACGCCGTAGAAGGGGACTCGGCATCTGATGCAACCATTGGTGTGACCACTCGCGTGGGCAACAAAACTCAGATTAGCCAAAAGACCGTGAAAATCTCCGGCACTTTGGAAGCTGTGGACAAAGCTGGTCGCAAGTCTGAAAAGGCTTACCAACTGGCTAAAGCCTCCGCTGAGATCAAGCGCGACATGGAAACCACTCTGTTGTCAAACCAAGCAAGCACGAACGGTACTTCTAGTGCTGCTCGTAAGTTGGGTGGTTTGCAAACATGGCTGGCGACTAACGGTGACTTTGGTACTGATGGTGTTGCTGGCGCAAGCGGCACGACTACTCGTACCAACGGCACTAACCGCACCTTCACCGAAACCATTTTGAAAACTGTGGTCAAAGAGGTGTATTCGTCCGGTGGCAATCCCAAAGTGTTGATGGTCAACCCTGCTCACAAGCAGTTGGTCTCTGCCTTTGCTGGTATTGCTGCACAGCGTTTCATGGCTCCCTCTGATGCTCCTACGACCATCATCGGTGCGGCAGATGTGTA